CCTTATATGAGTAGCAGAAATAACAAAGGATTTAAATTTTAATATATGGACGAATTACAGAGACTTGAAGAACTTAAAAAAGAAGCAATTGAAAATCCACTTAAGAAAAAACGTGGATGTAAAGAATGCAAAAAGAAAGCAGATAAACCTGTTGAAGTATTACCAGAACCAGTTGAGATAGAACCAATAGGTCCAACAGAACAAGACATCAAATTGGCATTAGACTTAATGGTTGGAAGACCAAACGAGAATGACCAGAAGTTTATTCAATGGGTATATAATTCATTATTTGGTGAAACTATTCCAGCTGGTTGTGGGGGATGTGGTAATACAGCTGAAAGAAAACTAAGACACAAGTACAATCAGTTGCGTGGCATAAAAGGATAATTTATATTTATTAGTATGGAACAACCAAAAAAGAAAGCATCTGGTGGTAGAAAATCTACTGACGTAACCTACAGTGAGAAGATTACTGAAGCGTTAAATATGATGCTATATGAAAAATTATCTGCTGGAGAATTTAGAGTTGAATTTGCAAAGAGATATGATGTAACTGAGAGAACAGCTGATGCCACTTGGAAACGCTGTAAAGATATCTTAAAAGACCGTTTTACTGAGAAGCAAGACGAAATCATTCAGGAACAATTATCTCGCTATTTTGACCTATTACAACGCGCCAGAGAGAGTAATAACAGAAGAGTTGAGAGAGAAGTCTTAGCTGATATGAATAAACTATATGGATTGGAAAATCGCAAGATTGACATCACATCAAACGGTCAACCGATTTCAATTAACATTAACCTAACAGATTAAAAAAATTTGGGATAGCTACCCACAAAACTTCGTTTTTGCTTACCTATGATAGATATAAACTTAACAAAGAAACAAACAATAGCGTGGAAACTTCTCTTCGATGACAAGACCAATGAAGTACTTTACGGTGGTTCTGCTGGTGCTGGAAAATCGTGGCTGGGTTGTTTATGGATTGTAACGCTTTGTTTAAAGTATGAAGGTATTAGATGTCTGATAGGTCGTACAGTATTGCAGCAATTAAAATTAACCACATTAAACACATTGTTTGAAACACTTCAAGCGATGAACTTAAAATCTGGTGAACATTATACATATAACGGACAATCAAATGTGATTACATTCTATAACAAGAGTGAGATTATATTAAAAGATTTGGCTTATCAACCATCAGACCCCAACTATGATTCATTAGGTGGTCTAGAATTATCAGCAGTATTCGTAGATGAAGCTGCACAAATTCCACAACTTGCGTACAATATTCTTAAATCACGTATTCGTTTTAAACTAACTGAATATAAATTGATACCAAAGATATTGATGACGTGTAACCCTGGACAAGTATGGCTTAAAAAAGTATTCTATTTACCATATGTTCAAGATACATTAGAAGCAACCAAAGCATTTGTACCAGCATTACCATTAGACAATCCACATTTACCATCAACATATATAGAGATGCTTAAGTCTCTACCAAGTTCACAACGTAAAAGACTTTTGGAAGGTGACTGGAACTATGAATCAGAATCAGACAATTTATTTGACTTTGATTTAATATCTACATCAATATTCAGAAATGTCCCACAAGAAACAGATAAGAAGTATATGTCAGTGGACGTAGCAAGATTCGGTGCCGATCGGTCTGTGGTCGCGATTTGGGTGGGTTTAACGGTCGTTGAGTTGCTTGTCTATAGTAAACTGTCAACAGTAGAATTATCGTCCCATATAAAGGATTTAATTGCGAAACACGGAATACATCCGAATAGTGTTATTGTCGATTCTGATGGTGTCGGTGGTGGAGTTGCTGACCAAATTAGAGGTACAAACTTTATCAATAATGCAAAACCATTACACGACCAGAACTTCAGCAATCTAAAATCACAATGTTATGTCAAGTTGTCTGAACTATTCAAAGAGGGACAAATATCAATTAACATATTGGACCCATCAGTGATTGATGACTTGACACAAGAATTACTTGCAGTTAAATTAAAGGACTTGGATAAAGATAATAAAGTACAAGTAGCTTCCAAAGATGATATGAAGAAGATACTTGGTAAATCACCAGACTTATCAGATGCATTAATGATGAGAATGTATTGGGAAATAAAGAACCAGAAAGCCACTGGTAGATATGCAATGGCTTATTTATAACAATATGATATGATTAAATTTAAAATAGACCAAAAGGAATACGTAGTTCCATCATTTATCAACATAGAAAACTATGCTAAGATATACAAAATAAAAGATTTGTTTAGCGATGACTACTTTGCTGCAAAGCTATTAAACATATTGACAGGCGCACCACTTGAAGATTTGATTGAAGCAGATTATCAAGAAATAGATTATCTGGCAGCATATGCAATGTCATTAATTCCAATGACAAAAGACATCCCATTCAAAGATAGATTTGAAATAAACGGTGTTAAATATGGATTTTTCCCATCGTGGAAAGAATTATCATTTGCAGAATTTGTTGATATGGATACCATCAGCACAAAAAAGCCAGAAGAATTATTGGATTTGTTACATATTCTGGCAGCTATAATGTACAGACCAATCATAACAGAAAAGTCAGAACACGACTTCACGATAGAAAAGTACAACGTAGAATCAATGAAAGAACGTGCAGAACTGTTCAAAAAAGAGTTAGACGTTAAATATATAATCGCAGCGCAGTTTTTTTTTATCAAGTTCGCAAACAAATATTTAAGTTATATCCAGCTGTCTTCGATGCCGAAGCTATCTATATGGATGAAAATCAAATTACTGTGGACTATGAGGACACTTCTATGGAAGCTAATTTTCAGAAGACATTCGGCTGGTACGTTATCCTCAACAGAATTACTGGAAACGATATTACGAAGCACGAACTTATCCTTGAAAAAACGCTGATTGAAATAATGAACCAGACAACGTTTATAATACAATATGACAATCTACAAGCAAAATTAAAAGAACAAGCTTTGAAGAAACAAAATTAATTAATTTATATTTTATAATAGATGATAAACTACAAACAAATATTAGCTGACTTATCCTCGATTGCGTACCATCATATGCAGATAAATTCGTTTGGATTTGGGACATTAGACCAGTGTACAATGGACATAAGGACTAAACAAGAACCCAAATACTCAAGAATGTATGTGGTGCCTGGTACAACAAATTTCACTACAGGTCAGATTAGTTATAATTTTTCCATAATTTTTATGGATAAAGTAGAAGAAGACCTATCAGATTTAGAAGATGTAATGTCAGACCAGCTAGAAATAGCCAAAGATATTTGGACAGTTTTTTATCAGTCATACACAGCACAATATGGTAATTTCTCTTTTGAGATTGTTGGTGATTGGAATTCCCAGTTAGTACCATTTACAGAAAGATTTGAGACAGTATTGGCTGGATGGACACTAAACATAACATTAGTTACCCCATTTGATTACACTGAGTGTGGTCTTCCGATCGCGCTGGGTTTTTATACTCACAGAGACGAATCATATGCAAGTTATAAAGTAATATTAAATGACCTTAAGAGTTTTGCTGATTTACATTATCAAGTTAATTCATTTGGATTTGGACCACTGGAACAAATCACGGTAGATAGAGTAACAAAGCAAGAACCATTGTATACAAGAATGTATGTTGTACCTGAAGTGACATCGTTGCTTCAGAATGAAGTACAGATAACATTCAATATAATTGTGCTTGACAGAATAGAAGAAGATTTATCAAATCAAGAATATGTTCTTAGTGATACATTAGAGATTATAAAAGACTTATTTAGTTTGATATATTTATCTGATTATGAGATAGACGAAGAAGCAACAGTAGAACCTTTTATAGAGAGGTTTGAAACACTTCTAGGTGGGTGGACAATGACAGTTAATATAACACAGAAATTTGATTATAACAGATGTGATTTACCAATGAGACCTTTCACAGTAGGTTTAACTTGGTCACAGGTAGCAGAATTATGGAATACAATAGATAGAGATTGGAAAAATGTATAAAACAAAAATATTAAACAACTATGGGTAATTTAACTAATCAATATGTAAGTCAGTCCTTCCAAGGTTTATTAACCCTGGCTAATGCTAATACTGGTGTAACAAGTACATTGCAATCTGTACAAGACGGTCTTGGTAACAACTTACCAATAAAAGTTTCCAATACACAGGTAACAATAACTGGTTCATTTTTCGGTGATGGTTCTGGTTTAACTGGTATTACTGTTTCAATTGATAGTGGTTCATTAGTAACTACTTCATCATTCAATGCATATACTTCAAGTAATGATGCAAAATGGACAGCATTGGGAAATCAATCTGGTAGTTTTATAACTGAATCTGAGACTGGTAGTTTTGCTACAACAGCATCTGTAACTGCATTATCTCAAAGTATTGCTACAACAGACTTAGCACAAAATAATAGATTAACTTCAATTGAAAGTGTTACTGGTTCATTACAAAATCAAATAAACCAAAAATTAGACACAGGGTCTTTTAACACATACACATCAAGCAATGATAGCAAGGTTAATAGTCTTATCGCTAGCACTGGTTCTTATGCTACTACTTCATCGCTTACTGCGCTTTCGCAAAGCATAGCTAGTACAGACTTAGCACAAAATAATAGACTTACAGCACTAGAAGGTGTTACAGGTTCAATAAATAGAAATGGATTAATCACCACAGGTTCTGCTGGTGGTAGCCAATCAATCACAGGAAGTTTAAATGTTGAAGGTACAATCAGTGCCACATCAGCATCGTTCACATATGTAAACACAGTTTACGAAACTGCTTCAGTAATATACTCAAGTGGTTCAAATCAATTTGGTGATGCATCAAATGACACACAAACATTATGGGGTACAGTTAATTTACCATCAGGTCCATTAGTAGTAACAGGTTCTGTAACAGCAACAAACTTTACAGGTTCCTTACAAGGAACTGCATCATATGCAACAAATGCTTTATCAGCATCTCAAGCAGCAAATGCGGTATCATCATCTCAGGCTGCTAATGCAGTATCTGCAAGCCAAGCACAAAACGCTGTGTCTGCTTCACAAGCACAGAATGCTGTGTCAGCAAGCTGGGCAGTAGATTTTAACAAAACTGGTTTAATTACAACTGGTTCAATTGCAACAACACAAGCAATTACTGGTTCTGTTAACATATCGGGTTCTCAACATATATTAGTTGGTAACATTGATTTAACTGGTTCAATGAATATCAGAAATGGTAACTTTGAAGTTATTTCAAATAACACAACATTAAATCCAGACTTTTATTTAACAAGTTCTGTAGCTGGTCAATCAAATATTATACAAGGTTGGGGTGATAACCCTACGCCTGGTGGTGCTGGTACAACTCAAGCAAACTATACAGGTTCATTAAGAATTACTGGTTCAAATAATATAGTACAAATGCCACAAATCAGAGCAACTGGTATTGGTGGAGGTGCTGATCAACAAGGTTATATATCTGGTTCTGGTAACTTGCTTACTAGTAATAATGCTGGTATATATTTAAACACAGGTTCATTATTATATCCTAGAACACAAAACAATATATTAGCTAATAGTTCAGTTATTTCAATGAACTTTACAACATCATCATTATCTGGTGGTCATCCAATTATTGCTAACAATTTAGTAATGGGAGCTTCTTTCATTATTAATAGTAATAGTGGATCACTTCAAGCAGCATCATCAAATGCTATGCTTGGTGGTGGTATTACTTCAACACAAAACTTTGTAACAAATACAAGACCAACAATATCAGCAAATAACGTTATTGGTGCCGTTACATTAAATCATATTAGTAGTTCAATTAATTATCAAAATAACTATAACAACTCAGCGATTACAGTTAATAACCATTTAAGTTCATCTAATATAACTAACAATAACTTAGCTTTTCAAAATAATGCTGTTTTTGGTGGTGCTAGTAATACTGGTTTAGGTGTTTGGGTATCTGGTTCACAAAATTCAAATACTACAAGATTAATAAGTGACAACTTAATGGGTGGTAGAAATATTATTGTTTCATCATCATTTGTTAGTTCATCAAATGCAAACTTAATTGCCAGCCTTGTATATGGACAAAACTTAACAATATCTGGTTCACATACACCAGGTGGTGGTGGTTCTGCTTTCGTAGGTAGATATAATGATACTGGTTCATTAGCATTAGCACAAGACATTGTATTTGCTGTAGGTACTGGTACAGCTGCTGCAACTAGAAGAACTGGTTTATATGTAACTTCTGGTTCATTAGTTGGTGTATCTGGTTCAATGCTTATTAATGGTCAAACAACTATGACAGCATCAAGTGGTTTCCCATTATATGTAAGTGGTACAATTCAAACACAACGTTTACATTTTGACGGTAATCCATTTAACTCGAATGTGTCATCTAATTTAGGTGCATT